GCGGCGAGGCATCCGTATCGAGCGTGGCAGAGGCCCTCGGTCGCCGTACCGAGTCGCTGCGCCACCAGTTCGACAACTATGCCGCCAACGGCTTCATGACGATCGAGCCAGGCTATCCACGCGGCAGCAACGAAGGCCGCGGCCGGCCAACCACTCGCATCTTCAAGTTGACACCGGCAGCCCTGCAACTGCTGGCTGCAAACCCACATATTCCCGCAGCCAAAGCAAAGCAGGCGCCGCAGCGCCCACTTATCAACTCGGTATTCAGCTTAGGTGCTAATGCCGCATAAATGCAAAAGTCTCGATATCCTCGCGCTCAGGCTGCTCCATTGTGTTCCAACCCGCCAGCGTGAAGCCATGTCGCTCCATGAAGCGTGTAAGCCCCTCGGCCGAGAAGTACCAGCAGTGCTCGTCTTTCTTGAAGTGCTTGGAGCCCAGGATGTGGGCGACATTGCGGTAGATCGGCATTGACACCAGCACGCACCGCTCGACGTTGGCCAGGATAGGCCGTGGGTCGTGAATGTGTTCCAGCGAATCCCAAAAGGTCGCCGTGTCAACCTTGCGCAACGATGGGTCCAGGGCACGGCCACTCGACAGCAGCCACTCCAGGGCATGCGGGTTGATGTCCCAGCCCTTGCAGCCAAACTCAACGCAGAAGCGTCCACCACCGATTCCTACGTCCACGGTGCGTGCTGCATTGGCACCCCACCGACGCGCCCAGTCAACGCGCCGTGCCGTTAGCACAGTGCCGACCGGCGTGGCGTCCATCTGACGGTAATTCTGCCAGTAGGCATCGTCATACGGGCTTTCCTTGACTGGATACCAGCCAACGCCCAGTTCAGGCAGCCACACCAATTGCTCTTGCGCGAGCGAGTTGCTTAAATCGTTCAATTGACACCTCCAAAGTGGTCGGGTTGATGGTCTTGTCACAATCGTGCTTGTTGCTCTGGCACATGCAGAAGTTATCGGGAACCACCTGCACGATGTGATCGGTCGGCATGCGCGGATCAAGCACCCGCTGCGGCCCATTATGAGCGCCCCAGCCCCCGTAAATCAACAGCATAGGGGTCTGGTAGCCAATGCAGGCCGGAAGCAGCCAGCCGACACCGCCGATGGCGCCGGCAGCGGTGCTGACCAGGCCGAGGACATCAGTCACGGCCAATTCGCCGTGATGGTAGGTCTCATGGGCAAACGGGGCCTCTCCGACCAACCATTCCTCACCAGCCTTGAGGTCGGCGATCGAAACAATATGGAAGTCGTGCCGCAGCGCATCGCAAACTGCGGCCAAATATTCAGGCTTCGGGTTGCGTGAGGCGGCTGGCCATTCGGATCGCACCGTGGCCGGACGAACGATCAGCGTTGCACGCGCTGGCGCTGGAAACCGATATGACGGCAACGAAAAATCCAGCTTGTCGCGCAGCAGCCCTACCGACTGGCACATGCCCTCGACCATCGTCGGCCCGAGCCCTGCATATCCAATGCGCCGCTCATGGCCACCGAGCGGCCGCTGGAACATGCCCTTAGCCACCTGCATATTCTTACGCTGGGTGCGCAGCAGTGTGGGTACCTCAATACACCGTACCGGCAGATCGACGTACAACTGTGGCCACGGTGTAATCAACTGGCACTCGCCGAGTTCGCGCACGATTGCGCGCTGATAGATGTTGTCGCCCAGGCCGAGCATTCCTCGATAAGTATTCAACGCAACCTCCGTGGTACACAGGACAGAACGACGGCCTCGTAGTGCGCCTGGCGCTCACGCTGGGCACGCGCAGACGCCTTGAGCCCAGTGCGCTCGAACAGTTGCGCCAGGTTGCGCGCACTGACCACAGCTTTGGCCGCTTGGCAGGCGGTCACATGGGCAGCGATGTTGGAGCGAATCATGTCGCCTCCTGCGGTCTAACACACAGCGTCAGCGTGATGGTTCGCGGGCCTCCCCATAGCAGTTCTTTCGTCCACTGCACGTCAGGCCCCCATGGAATCATAGCGCCCTCGACACACATGTTGTGGTAGGTCAGATTGCATTCGTCGCGCGCGATCAGTTCGGCCAGCATGAGCAGCTTCTTGACGGCCTTGGCCTTGCGTCGAGCATCGTTGTGTTCGCGTAACGCAACTGCGGTCGGCGACATCCTGGCGAGCATTTGGGCTTTGATGCTCATGCAGTTACTCCCGGTAGTCATCGTAAATTTCGATAACAGCATGACCATTGCTGTCACGAGACAACACGCACTGGCCATTGGCATCGATGAATTGCATGATGTCAGGAATCTTGACCGCCCACTGCAATTGAGGCTCCATATTACGCTTGATGCGACCGTTCTCGACACGATGGTTTGATCCGCGAGAGAACCAATGCGCGCCGGTCGGGAGATCTTCGGGACGGCTAACGTTTCGTTCGTCAATCACCTCGACCATAACCTTGGTGGCGCCTTCGCAGGGAGGCATGCTTCCAGAATCACCAAATGTGCCACTTGTGCGACTCACAAGGTACAGCCCTTTTTTCGGTTTGGTAATCTTCATATCGCTACTCCAAAGTTGTTAAAGTAATACCAGTGTAATACACAACTCAGTGTCTTGCAAGCGAAATTTGTTGGTCTTGCGAATAGCGTTTGGCTATCTCGGCAGCCCCATTCATATACTGCAACGGTGAGTTCCGCAGCACGAACAGTTGCGGCTTGCGGCCGTCCGGCTGCACGGGGTTGTTCACGCGGCCGTCAGGCAGCCCCGGGTGGAGCATGTAGCCCATGGCCACCAGCATGTCCCGGCGCTTGCTCAGGGTGATCTTGCCTGCCAGTCCCAGTTCTTCCAGTAGCTTCTCAAGCATCACCGTGCTCACCCAGCCCCCCATGAAGCCCGGCAGACCCTGCGCAATGGCCTCGGCGATGTGCTGCTCGACACCACCTAGGCTAGCAGAGATGGCAGCGTCGGTGGCACTCGTATCGGGCGCGCGATGCAGGGTGTAGCGGGGGTCGAATTCGCGCGGGATGGGGAAGGTGTGGAGCAACTCGCTCACAATAGCAAAGCCGTTCTGCTCGCGCAGCCACGTCCACAGCCTGGGAAAGTAATCGCCAGGCATGTCGCGCGCAACGTCGGCCGCGGTCTGCTGGGCGCAGAAGAAGATGCCGAACCGGCGTGCATTGTTGACCGTCTTGCGCACGGCATCGGTGAAGTTGGTGGTGCAGAAGCCGTTGCAGCAAATTTCGGTGCTGAACTGATCTACCCCCTTCATCTGGATCTGAATGCCCTCGCCCCCTGTGACGATCGTGTAGATTTTCTTGATCACCTCGTCCTGGTGCTCGGCGGCACGCAATTCCTCGATGGCGATCAGTAGGCGATTGGCCAGGAACGAATTGAACTCAGTCTTGATGCTCACGGCATCAATCCAGTGGACGTAGTGCCGGCCCAGTGCTTCCTTGAGGCATACGGCCAGCGTTGTCTTGCCGTTGCCCTCGGCACCCTGCACCACCGGCCACCAGCCGAACTTGATGCCCTTGTATTGCACGCAGGCAGCCATGTAGGAGAGCAGCAGCATGCGATCGCGCTCGACAGGCAGCATCTTGGTCAGCAAGTCCATGAAGGGGCCAACATCACCCACAGCCCGCGGCACGTTCGCCGGCCACCATGTGTTCACGTAGACCCGCCCAGCCTCTTTAATGAGCGCCGCGGGCGGCAGGTTTGGTTTGAACGCTGTTGTCTCAGCAATCGGAGCGCGCAGGATCTGCGACTCGGTGAACGCTTCCCAGGCATTGCGGCTGGTCTTTTGGTTGGCATCGTCCATGGCGAATACATAGCCACCATAGGTCGCGCGAAATTGGTCGGGCTTGAGCAGCGCACCCCCAGGCACCAACACCCTGTGGCGATCCTGCACGTACACGCAACCGACAAACAGCGCGCGCTGTGCCTCGCCATTGAGGAACGTCGAGCCCTCCACCGGGCGCTGCATCGGCGAGTCAGCCACGGGGGCTGGCGTGTTGGGCGGCTCGGGCGTTTTATCGCGCAGCACATCGCCGCCTTTGGCCAACACGTTGGCGATCGTGCGTGGCAGGTAGTCCTCGCGGTCCCACTTGTCACGCACCAGCTTCGACTGGCGCATCAGGCGCTCAATGCGCGCGCCGTGGCGGCCGGTCCAGAAAGCGAGGTGGGAGATCAGCGCGGCATCGGCACTGGAGGCATCGTAGAGCCGGTCAGGATCGGGGAACGCCAGCGCCAGACGCTCGGTATTGTTCTCCCACAGATCCGCGAAGCTGGCTTTATTACCGAAGGTGTTGGCAGCACTGCGGCTGGCCAGCGCGCGCCTGATCAGGTCGGCGTCATCCGTGGGGCCACGCCAATCCGGGTCAGGCGCATCGGAGAGGTCGAATCCTTCCTCTACAGTACCAGCGTGTGCCACCGCGGGGAAATAGTTGGCCGTGAGCCACTGGAGCGCAGCCGTGTGGTCCGTACCGGCATCACCCTGGGCGCTCGTGCCGGTGAGCGCAACGAAGCGTTCCTGCGTGTAGAACTCAAGGCCGAGCGGGATATTTTTGCAGGAATGGGCGGGGGCAGCACCTCGACCGATGATGTGGAGGCCAGTGCCTGACTGGGAGAGTTCGACCGCCGCGCCGCCAAACGCAGAAATACATTGCTGTGCAATATCAGACCATTTAGTACCATCATATGCTCCGTCGATGTCCACAAAAAATAGATCGTCAGATGCGGTGAATACAAACGCAACACCGTGAGATGCGCCCATACCTACTGCCGTCGCACACGCAGTTGCCGCATCGACCCAGTGCGCCGGATCGTGCGCGTTGATAACGGCGCCGGTGCGTGGCGATACCGGCAACTTATCCATCTTGCCGGCCTTGCGCTTGCTCGGCACTAACACATAGCAGATAAATTGCCTATATCTGGCTAAATACGAAAACGCATCGGGAAGTTTTGTCATGGCATGTCAGGCCAATACGTATTGGCTTTTCTAACGTTGTGCTCGGCTTTTAATATCTGCAGGTTCCATGCCACATGCAATCCACAAACAAGTTTGGATGCCAGTGGAACAATGTGATCTACGTGATGTATGACCCCAGTGACCTTGGTAGTTAGCGAGGCAAGCATGTAGATTGCCTTGATATCTCGCTTTTGCTGTTTGTTTAACCATGTAGGGGTCGCAAGCTGATGACGCTTTCTCCGCAAAGAGACTCTGGCCTTGGCTTGTTCTGGATTCGCCTTATCACGTCGTGCTGCCGCACGAATTCGCCCTTGCTTTTCTTCGGCCGAAAGGGATCTGTATCTGGCCCTCTCCATGGCTGCGATAAATTCTCTATTCGCTGCGTACTCGGCTTTCCTTTTGGCCAAAATGACTTCGCGTTCGGCCAAATATCTTTGCCTTGCATTCACGGCAATCCTATTTTTATTTTCTACGTACCATTTTGCTTTGTACGCTTTGCGAGCATCGGATTGCATCACCGTCACCCCGCCGATGTCAGCGAAGCCAATGCCGCCTGCTGCAACTCGGCAGGGCACTTGAGCGCATGCCGGTCGCGCACCACCAGCCCCTGTGCGATGACGGCCAGGCATTCGGTGCGCACGGCCTCGCGCATGATGTGGCGACGCAACTCGATCATCGTGCCCAGGTGGTAGCTTACATTGCTCGGATGCACATCGGCCTCCAGCGCAATCGCGTCACGGGTAATGTTGCGGTAGCCATGCTTGGCCGCCAGCTTGAGGCACGCCTTGAGGATGTGGGTGCGGGTGGTTTGTTTCATGACGATCATCCTATCAGAGTTTTGACGGCGGCGTCAATCGCTTTAGGCTTGGGTCGGATTCGAGCGCCGGTTTCAAGCAATCCAAATGCACCCGATGCGTGTTGCCGATTGGATCGACAAGTTCCTCGAATTTGAAGCCACCGCCCTTTTTATAGACAAGACGATTCAAGCAATGCCAGCACCGTGGATTGCCGTTAGCAAGTGCTTTTTGAGTGATTGTCATAACGTCCCCTCTCCAGTTGCAAACGCAGCGTCTCCGCCCATGCTGTTGATCATGTTGATCCATGCGAGTTGTGCCTGCTCGCGGTCAGTGCCGGTATAGCGCCAGCCAGGCGCCTTGATCTCACGGCATAGCATCACTCCAACCGTGTGGCCAACCATGTCGGCCGTAACCGTCAGCGGCTTGATGCCAATGAGGTCGCTGCTCTTGATGCGTGAGTTGAGTTGCGCCGAGTCATTCGCCAGCCCATAACGCACCACCCGCCCAGCCTCGTCACGCAGGGCTCCCACATTGTTGCGCCACAACCGCATGCCCTTCTGGCTAGCCTCCAGACGCACCGCACTCTGCGCCCACGCCTCGCTGCCGGCCGGCCCGCTGTTGGGTGCAGGATCAAGCCCCAGCGTGTCAACGAGGTCGCGTATGGCAGCGGGCGGTATCTGCCATTTGATCGCCCAGGCGTGGAAGCTCATAGTTATTCAGCCGATGTCAATACGATCTGGAAAACCGACACGCTCGCTGACTTCATTGAACTTCAATGCTGCCGCCATGCCGAGATCGATACCGTGCATTGCGCAAAAGAGATCGAGATACGTGAGTACGTCTGCGGCTTCTTTTGCGATCTGTTCGTCGGTCGGACTGAATTTATTTCCTGCAAGACCGTCGCGTTCTCGGTTCCGCATTTTGATCAAACTCGCAAGTTCGCCAAGTTCTCCTACAATCGCAGTCATCCAGTCCGAAGCAGACCACGATTCGATACCTTCGGGATGCCATTTGACGCAACGTGCGACATTGGCTGCGCGGAATTCATTAAAGGTGAGATGTTTAGTCATATGCTTATAACTCCATGTTGATCCAACTCCAACTGCACCAGAGCCTGCAACTCGCCGGCCTCGCGTGCTCCTAAAGCCATAGCACTCGCAACGTCCGTGCCGTAGCGGAAGTAGAACAGCTTATAGCATTCGCTCATGTCGTGTCCAAGCGTGGCCTTCCAGCCGGCCCACAAGTCCATGACAGCGCGCAATGCCACCTGTGCCTGCTGGCGCTCGTAGTGGCGATTCTGCACCGCGCGTCGCGCCATGACATCCAGGTTGCTCGGCACGTAGCACACGCCATCCACACGGGCCACTTCGCGCCACATACTGGCCGACACTGCCGGGTCCAACTCCACCAGATCACCATCAACCTGCTCAGGCGTCGAGCGACCGACCGGCTCATGCGCATGGCCGCAGTACGGACAGACCTTGTAGATGCGCTCGTACACGCCCGCGCACTCGACGCATGTGCGCAGAGGGATGGAGTCGTCGGTTTTCTTGCTGCCGCGGCGCTCACGCGCATCCAGTGACCAACCGCGCTCGGCGTCCGGTAGACCGTGACGCTTGACATTGCCAACATGGTCGAAGTAGACCATGTGCGTCTTGCCTTCCAGCACGCGCAGACCGCGCCCAAACCGCTGCAGGTAACGCCCCAGGCTTTCCGTGGCCGCCGCGTCGCTCACCACTTCGACGCCAGGGCAATCGAACCCTTCATCAATCAACGCCACCGACACGATCTGCATGACCTGGCGGGCCTTGAATTTGGCAAGCACCGAGGCACGCACAAAGTCATCGGTCTTGCCGGTCAGCACCTCGGCCGCCACACCGGCCTCACGGTAGCGGCGGGCAATGTCGATGGCGTTCTCGATAGAGTCGGCAAAGGTCAGACCCAGCTTGTTGCTAGCGTGCTTGACGTAGTGCGCTACCACATCGCCGAGCACGGTGGACTTCTTCGTGGTCTCGCGCAGCGCCACCGGGTCGAACTCGCCACTCGCTGTCACCTTCACGTCCTCGCGGTGGAAGTTGCTGGGCGGCGCGAATATCCGGTACTTGCTCAGGAAGCCCTGCTCGATCAGATGCTTCATGGTCGGCCCGATCACCATGGCGTCCATGAGCCCATGGGCGTGCCGTCCCAGCCCCTTGCCGTCCGTGCGTAGCGGTGTGGCCGTCACGCCCAAACCGCGCGCATTGGGGAACTTGGCGATAGCCTTGCCAAATTGATTGGCCTCCAGCAAGTGGTGGGCTTCATCATGGACCCATAGCTGCACCTGGTTGAACCAGCCGCTCGTATCCTTGTAGCTCTGCACGCTCTGGACGCTGGCCACGCCGATGCGCGCCGTGGCGTCGTAGAAACTGCGCTTCAACTCGCCCATGTGGCCCTGGACGCATAGCTTGATCAAGTTGCTCGGGCCGACCACCCGATGCCGCACGCCCTCGCGGGCCAGCGCCAAGCTGATCTGGCTCACAAGTTCGGCTCGATGCGCAAGGACAATGGCGGCTCCGGTCTGCTCGGCGATGACGTGTGAGAACGTGACGGTCTTGCCGCCCCCTGTTGGAAGCACGGCCAGTACATTCCTCTTGCCCGCCGCCCACTGCGCGTAGATGTCATCGTGCAGTTTTTGCTGGTAGTCCCTTAGTTGCATCAGCTTGCAACCCCGATGGTTACCGGGGGCATGCCGCCACCAATTACCCACAAGATGATGGGCTTGCCTGCATTGATCAAGGCGAGTTCCTCTGCATCAGGAACCCAAAACGATGCGATGGCCGGCAAGCCTTCAACCTCGGTATCGGTGATCGGCAGCGCCCCGCATTCGAGCGCCTTCTGGTCCCAATTCTTCGGGGCGCCGAGTACGCGGTTATTCGACGGATGCTGTGTGTAACGCATGGTGATCTCCGTTAATATCTGACTGCATCATAAAAGTATTTGACAAAGCCGTCAAGTAGTGTAATACTGTGACTCATGGCATCTATTGCTGCGCACCGGCCCTCGCTGCCATGGGGGTTCCAAAGCGAGACCTGGCAGGGTTGAGTGGCGGGAGACAGCGACAAACATCGACCGCCTTCCGGGTGGGCGAAAGTACCAACGATAGTGGTGCGTAGCAATAGATGCCATGAAACACAAGGGGCCACATCATGAAAACCATTTATGCCGTAAATTCCGGCTGCTATTCTGACTATCATGTTGTCGCGCTGTTCTCATCAAAAGAGAAAGCGCAAGCGTTCATGACGGCAGTGCCGGATGATGACTACAACGAAATCGAGGAATTCCAACTCGATCCGCCGACTGCGGATCTTATCCGTCGCGGTTATTGGCAATGGCATATTCGCATGTTACGGGACGGAACTGTCGAACATGCCATGAAAGCTGACACCGCATGTTCTAGCTATACGCCTACGCCTTACCATGCGATATGGCGTCGTTCGCAAACTATGCATCCGCCGTACACGCGGCCTGATTGTTTGCAATCAACCGTCATGGCCAAAAACGAAAAGCACGCCATCAAGATCGCCAACGAGCACCGTGTGCAACTCATTGCAACTGGGCAATGGGATTAAGTTTTCTTCAACCGTAACCAAAAGGAGCAATTCCACATGCAACTCACCATTGATCTGAGCACCACCGACGAAGCCGGTGCTCGCAAGGCCATCGCCATGATCCAGGCGTTCTATGGCATCGAATCCGACAAACACGCCGAAGATGACGCATATCGTCGTGGTATGCAGGCCGCACGCAACGCAACCGCAGCGGCCGCCGTGTCGAGCGTGCCCGCCCCTTTGGCCCAACCGGCAGCCACTGCCCCCTCTACTGTGGTTGTCGAGCCCAATCAGATTGCCCCAGGGGTTCCGCAGGTTACTTCAATCTTGACACCCGCGCAGCCGGCCCCTGTTCTGCCCACCGTGCCCGCGGCGACTGCCCCCACGGCACCTGCGGCCCCCACGACCCATGCAAGCGGCGTGGCGATTGACAAGGCTGGCTTGCCGTGGGACGCGCGCATTCACTCCAGTAGCAAGGCGATCAATGCTGACGGCACCTGGCGCAAGCGTAAGGGCCTCAACGACGAGGGCCTGGTCAAGCGCATCGAGGCCGAGTTGCTGGCCGCCATGGCGGTGCCTGTTGTTCGGGAAGAAACCGCGCAAGACTCTGCTGATTCATGGAACGCCGTGCTGGCTGCCCCTGTGGCTACACTGACTTATGATGATCCCCGCAGGTCTGTAACGATTCCGATTCCTACCGCGAATGGCGAGATGCCCGCTATTGTGCCGAGCATTCCCGCTCCGACGGAGGTGCCCGTTGTGGCCGTCCCTTTTACGGCACCACCCTTGCCGGCCGCCCCCAGCCAGGCGCCTGTCGTTACGATGCCGACCCCTCCTGTGGCGGCTTCTTCTGCGACCCCCACTGATGCTCCGGCAATCCCCACAGCGGCCCCCACCACGCTGGCTGAGTTGATGCCCCGCATCACTGGCGCCATGATGACCGGCGCGCTGCCTGGAACGGCCCTGCTCGATGTGGTCAAAGCGCCGCCGTTCGGCATCCCTGACCTGCCAACACTGGCCCACCGTCCCGACCTGATCCCGCAAGTGTGGTCGGTGCTGCAACAAACCTATCCGGGGGTGTTGGTGTGAGCACGGAACGTGACACGGGCGGGCCTGCGTTTCCGGTCAGCACGTCGAATCCAAATGACGGTCACCAAGATGGTCATCACACATGGCAATTTCCTGGCATGACGCTGCGCGACTACTTTGCGGCAAAGGCGATGCAGGGGATTGCGGCGCGTGGCGTGCCAAATAACAAGGGTGATATTCTGCAATTTATTGCCGAGGACGCCTATCGTCTGGCCGATGCGATGATGGAGGCACGCAAATGAGCGACGGCCAACACGCATTCCTCCCACCCAGCGCCGCACACCGTTGGCGGCGGTGCCCCGGTAGTCCTAAAATGGAAGCAGCACACCCTGATCTGGGCGACAAGCAAGAGGCCGAAGAAGGTAACGCTTGTCATTGGATCATGGCGCAAATGCTGACGCTCACAGCGCCCACTGTGGTTGCCGGTGCCGTGAGTCCGAACGGTATCACGGTGACGCAGCAGATGATCGACGGCGCGCGTATCTTTGCAGACGATGTGATCGGAACGCTCGGTCCGTCATGGCCAGCCGTTGCCAAAGTCGAGCGCCGAGTGAAAATCCCCCGTGTGCATCCGACGCACAACTGGGGCACACCGGACTGCAAGGCGTGGTTCAATGAGCACCGTCTGCACATCTGGGACTTCAAATGGGGCTTCGGTGTAGTCGAGGTTTTTGAGAACGACCAGTTGATCGACTACGCGGCCGGTTGCCTGACGGAACAGAACGAACGGCGCGCTGCTGCCGGTCTGCAGGCCATCTCCGAGTCCGACATCGAGATCGTCATGCGCATCATCCAGCCCCGCGCCTTCCACCCGGACGGCGTAGTGCGGGAATGGCGTGTCAAGGCGACCGATCTGCGCGATCACATCTTTGCCCTGAGCATGGCGGCCGACGAGGCATGTGGCGACAACCCGCAGTGCAAACCGGTGGCGTCTGCCTGCGAAAACTGTTCGGCGCGGCATGCGTGTGAGGCGTTACAGCGCGCCAGTTACCAGGGCATGGACATCGCGCGTCGTGCTCACAGTATCGAGATGACGCCGCTGGCCATGGGCCTTGAGTTGCGCCTACTGCGTGAGGCACGCGGTCTGATCGAAGCACGCGAGAGCGGCCTTGAGCAGCAGGTCGAATCGCTGATTCGTAGCGGCCAGCGCGTGCCCCATTGGACGATGCGGCCAGGCCAATCCCGCGAGAAGTGGCTGGAAGGCAAGGATGTGGAAATCATTGCTGTCGGCCAGATGTACGGCGTGGATGTCGCCAAGCCGCCCGAGGCCGTTACGCCTGCCCAGGCCAAGGCAAAGGGCATGCCCGCTGACATCGTGGCGGCCTACTCGATGCGCCCGCATGGCGTCATGAAACTCGCGGTCGATGACGGCAGCGATGCGCGTATGGTGTTTGGCAGGAGTACGACATGAATCAGGTATGGGTGATCGCCAAAAAGCAAAACGAAACCTATGGTCATGGTGATTTCGGAACCAGTCTGAAATTGCCGCGACTTGGACCTTACGACACCGGAAACTTCCATCCGTACTTTGATACCGAGGCCGACGCGACAGCGTACATCGAGTCACTGCAATTTCATTACGATCTTGTTGCCGTGCCGCTTGACAAAGCCGTAATACCGTGTAATACTGTAAATTCAACCAACCTGGAGTAATCCCAAATGTCCTCTCAATCCAATCAGTTCCTCACCCCTGTCGGCCGCCTGGTTCAAGGCGATCCGATGGACCCGCAGACCAAAGACCAGCAGGGCAACCCGCTGACCATCAAGACCGGCCCCAACATCGGCCAGCCGACGCAACGCTTTTTCATCGCCTTGGCGTTTCCGAAAAACGATCCGGGCTTTGCCGCACTGCGCGCGCAGATGGTGCAGGTAGCACGCACAGCGTGGCCGCAGTGGTTCGACGCTGCCGGCAATTGCACGCACCCCAAGTTCTCATGGAAGATCATGGACGGCGACGGTGTGGACGACAACGGCAAGCCCAACAACACCAAGGAAGGTTTTGCTGGCCACTGGGTCGTCAAGTTCTCCAGCAGCTTCCCGCCCAAGTGCTTCTATACCGGCCGCTACAGCCCGCAAGACCAGATCCAAGACAAGATGGCCATTCGCCGCGGCTACTACGTGCGCGTCGGCGGCACGGTCGAGAGCAACGCCAATCCGCAGAAACCCGGCCTGTACGTGAACCTCAACATGGTCGAACTGGTGGCGCTGGGCAAGGAAATCGTCAGCGGCCCGGACGCTGCTGCGGTGTTCGGCGCAGCCCCTGCACCCGTGCTGCCGGCCGGTGCGATCGCGTTGCCTGGGCAGCAGCCCCCTTTCGCCTCGCCCCAGGCAGCAGGCCAGGTGCCTGGGTTTGCCGGTGCGGCCGCGGGTATGCCTCAGAACATGACTGGCAATGCGGGCTCTGCCGCGATGCTGAGCGCCGCCGTACCCGGCGTCGTTAGCGCACCCGCACCGCTGCCGGTCGCCCCCGCCCCGGCCTTCACTGCCCCGCCCACTGTGGCCGCCGCACCTGTCTACCAGATGACGGCCAAGGCCAACGGTGCCACGCGTGACCAGTTCATCGCATCCGGCCAGGGCTGGACCGACGAACTGCTTCGTCAACACGGCTACATGCTCTAAGGGGAACCCGCCATGGCAACAACCAAAGCCACTGGCGGGGCTCGCAAGGGCGCCCGCCAAACCAAGCGCGAGTTCGATGCGATGATCACTGCTCGCACGACCAAGAAGCAGAAGCGTTACTACACCAAGAGCCTCGGCCCGGTGTGGCTGCGCGAGAAGATCGACGGTGAGATGGTGGTGCCGAAATGAGCCGCGACCGCAGGATCGGCCGTTTCCGCATTTCCATGCGACTTATCGAGCGTTTCGACACGGATGTGAAACGGGTCATGGGTCAATGCATTATCACAAGGGCCGATTATCTGTTTTCCTGTGATGCTATCGAATACGTAGCAATCAGCGAACATTTCAGGGAATTAGATGAAGGCGAAATTGCCCCCGAATACGCATGGATATTCACGTCTGACGGTGGCATGACGTGTACCGAACTGCCCTGGTGACTCTGTGACCTTCATCCCCCCACCGCCCCCGCCAGCCGCAAAGCCAGTGTTGATGCTCGACACCGAGTGTTACCAAAACTACTGGCTTTGCGCGTTTGACGACGGCACGTACTTTGAGATGACCGAGACCCAGCCGCTGGATGTGGCTGGGTTGGCGGCCAAGCTGCGTACCTGCAAAATCGTCACCTTCAACGGCAACGGCTATGACATGCCGATAATTTGCCTGGCACTGCAGGGCGCCACCACATACGACCTCAAGGCTGCGAGCAATCGCATCATCGTGGATGGCGTGAAGCCTTGGGATATTTGCCGCGTGTTCGATTGGATCGACCACATCGACTTGATAGAGGTGAAGCCTGGCCAGGGCTCGCTCAAGGCCTACGGCGGCAAGATGCACTCGCGCAAACTGCAGGACTTGCCGATTGAGCCGGATGCGTGGATCACCGATGACCAGCGCGAGGTGCTGCGCGCATACTGCTTCAACGATCTGGTGACTACGCGCGATCTCTATGACGCCATGCAGACGCAGCTTGCTCTGCGAGTTGACATGAGCGCCGAGTACGGCGTGGACCTGCGCAGCAAGAGCGATGCGCAGATTGCCGAGGCTGCCATGCGCCAGGTGCTCGGCTTCAAGCCCGTAGCGCCCTATATTGCCCCCGGAACACAGTTTTATTACCGCCCGCCCCCGTGGATGCGGTTTGTGAACCAGCCGCTTTTGGAGATGCTGGAGCAAAACCCCTTCACCATCACACAGGCAGGCGGTGTGCAGATGACCGACACCCTCGCCAACACCGTCATTCGCATCGGCGGCACGGCGTACAAGATGGGCATCGGCGGGCTGCATAGCATGGAGAGTTGCATCTGCCATGTGACCGATGAGGCGCATGAGATCGGGGATTGGGATGTCAACTCCTACTACCCAAATTTGATATTGAATACTGGCATCTACCCGCAGCAGATTGGCCCTCGATTCTCGGAGGTGTACCGGGGGTGGATTGACACGCGGCTAAAAGCAAAGCATCGTGCGTCCGAATTGAAAGCGGAAATCAAGACACTTAAAGCCAAGATTGCGTCTTTGCCAAAATGACCGTATAATTCAAACTTATGGCAAAATATAGACGCGACACCCCGTACCACAAGCGGTTTAAGCCGGTGCATGAGTTCATCGTGTCCACGCACCCGCTTTATCAAGTGTGGAACAACATGATTGGGCGTTGTTGCAATCCCGATAACGGTAACTACGCAAACTACGGAGGACGTGGGATCGCTGTGTGTGCCGATTGGCGGCATTCGTTTGAGCGGTTCGCGCTTGACATGGGCATGCCGCCGTCCGACCTACATTCGCTGGACAGGATCAATAATGAGTTGAGCTACTGCAAGGAGAACTGCCGATGGGCGTCCCGTTCCGAGCAGATGCACAACCGGCGCAAATTCAAGTCAAACACGACTGGATTTACTGGCGTCGTTGCCGCAAAGAACGGGCGGTTTTCGGCGCGGTATGACGACGACAAAGACCGATACCGCCTCGGTAACTTTGGCAGTGCGCAAGAGGCTGCCGCGTATCGGGACATCTTTATCGCAATACTGGCGATAGACAAAGAGGCGGCTATGCTGATGACGGAACGCCGTGCACGATACGACAGCGCCACGGGCGTTCGTGGCATCTCAGCGCATTCCGATGGCGGGTTCATTGTGCGCAAGACAATCGGCGGTGTGCGTAAGTACCTTGGTTACAGAAAAACATTCGATGAGGCGCTGGAGCTATGGAGCGAGCACAATTAGAGTCGCGCTTGGCAGAACTTGAGCGCGAGTTTTCCCGCGAGAAGCGGGTGGCCGATAGCTATAAAATTTTGGCAAACGGCACCTTTGGCAAGCTGGGCAACGTGTGGTCGATCTTCTACGCCCCGAGCGAGATGATCCAAGTGACCGTGACTGGCCAACTGGCGCTGCTCATGCTGATCGAAATGCTGGAGATGTGCGGTATCAGCGTCATCTCGGCCAACACAGACGGCATCATCCTCAAGACGCCCCGTGCGCTGGCCGCCCAACGTGACTCTATCTTGCGCTGGTGGGAAGCGACCACGGGGTTCGAGACTGAGCGCACGGACTACCGGCTGCTGGCCCAGGCTGACGTGAATACCTATTGCGCCATCCAGCCAGACGGCACAGTGAAGCTCAAGGGCCGGCTGGCGCCGCCCGAGCCAGGACCCAGCGGCTGGCCCAACCCCACCGGGCAGGTTTGCGTGGACGCCGTAGTGGCCTACCTACGCGACGGTATGCCCCTGGAGGAAACGATCTACAACTGCACCGACATCCGGCAGTTTCTGCATGTGCGCGCCGTCAAGGGCGGTGGATCATGGTGCCCTGACGGTCATCTGCCACCGAGCAGCAAGGTGACGCAGAAGTTCATGCGTGAGCGCCTGGGCGGCGGGCCGTGGTTCGGCACGCCCAAAGACGCCGTAATCGCCGCCTATGACGATCTGGTGGCCCGCAATGATGCCAAGCGCCAGTATCTGGGTAAGGTGGTGCGCTGGTACTATGCGCTGGCCTGCCGTGGCGCTATCGTGACGCCCACAGGTGGGCAGGTGGCCAAGGCCGAGGGCGTGCGCCCGCTCATGGAATTGCCGGACGTGATGCCGACCGATGTGAACCGCAGCAAGTACGTCGAGGATGCTCGGGCAATGCTGGCTGAGATTGGAGTTCGATATGACCGCTTATGAACTGCCTGCCGGCTATGTCCGTGTTGCCTTGCGACCTGGCAACACGATCATTGCGTTCGGTCCAGGAATGCCCGTGATTTTCTATGACGACACCCGCAAAGCATGGAGGCCGCTCACTGCGGTGAAATCATGACCGTCGATGAACTGTTCCCGCTTCCACCCGGTCCTCGGCCTGTCGCGCGCCGTAGCCCCTACGATTCGCTATTTCAGCGTCTGGTGGCTAACAGTGAGGCCGACCCCGATAACCCTCGCGCATGCTGGGTATGGATCGGCAAGGTGCGTTCTGGTGGCAGCCACGCCTATCCGCATGTCAATGTGTGGCGCGATGGACGTGTTAAGACGTTCAAGGCCCACCGCGTGATGATGGAGGAAGTGCTTGGCCGGCCGCTAGATCCTTGGATCGAAGTTGACCATCGGTGCCACAACACGCTCTGTATCAATCCCGACCACTTGCGCGAGGCGACGTTCGTGGAGAACCAGAACAATCGCCGTGGCTATCGACCAGTCACTTGCCAGAGCCGCGACTGACGAACCAGTAGGCAAACGCCGTGGACGCCTGCGCTGTGACCCAGGCAAACGCCTGCATGCCGGCCTCGAACCGCTGTGCCTGCGTCATGTCGCCCCAGCCGTCCGTCATGTGACGAATCAGCAGCCAGTTCAAATACAACGCGGCGCCAGCCAGCAGCACTGTGAGCACCGGACGGATCAGTTTGTTGAACACACTGGCCCAGACCAGCAGGAAGCCCCATTTGCCGGCTGCCTTGATGTCGTCGGCCGTCACACGCTCAGCGCCTGCTATTTCGCCAATGGCGCCCATACGGGCCGTCTCGAACGCAGCCTCACCTTCGATGACAGCAATCTCTTTGCGGCCAGCGGCCTCGGCTTGGGCCACCGCCAGATCCTTATCGCGCATCGTGGCATCGTGATCCCAGCGAGCACGTTCATGGTCGAGTTCCAGGCGCTTGACATCCACATCAGCCTTGCGGTTGAGGATGGCGAAGATGCCTCCGATGATGCTGCCAAAGGCTGACGAGCCCAGCAGGGCAATGATGGATGCGATCATGATGTGATCTCCAAAGTAAAGGGTTCGTCGCCGGCCCATTGCATGAAACGACGCAGCGCCGGCCGGCTGACAAGCACCGCACGCTGCATTTTGCCAGAGACGTTGATCATGGTGCCGCGACGTTCTCCAGGCGCGATACAGCCCTGCAGCTGCGTCGTCCAACCCTTGGTGAGGTCTCCAGCAAGGTTGGCGCTATGAATCAGCACAGCGGAGCGCCCGGGCACATTTTTGACCTCGTAGACGCGACCAAACTTCGGGCTGCCCACAATGGCGCATTCATAGCGCCCTGGCGGGATGCAACTGATCTGGCGCTGGTTATCGCGCCATGGCAACTCGATCGTGTAGACCTGCTGACCGTCGAAGCGCAGCGTGCCGTATGTGCCCTCGTCCGAGGACGGCTCGCGCTGCAGTGTGGCCAGCTTCATTTGAGCCTCAACCACGCGGCTTCGACAATTACGGCTATTGCAACACCGAACGCGATGTATGACCACAGGAATGACCAATCGATCTCGGCGGCAATGATGACTTCATTGATCACTTTGCAAGGCCCTTCGACGTGAGATCAACTTTCTTGTTGACCCCGGTTCGTTCCATAAGAAGTTCCATGTACAACTCGACACGCTTGAGTGTCTCCATCGTGACCATGGTACCCTCGATCCTGGCCACATCCTTTTGCAACTGGACGATGGCTGTGTCCTGCACGTCGAGTTTTCGGATGAACGCCTGCTGCGACTCGTACATGCGCCAGATAAAAATGAAACAGCCGAGCACAAGTGCTCTAACACCCCAGTCGATAAACTGGTTGATGCGCTGCCGTGCCTTTACGTTGTCCATTTCATCATCGGCCTTCATGGTCGCCTCGCTAAAAAGAAGTCGTTGGTGATTTCATGACCGAATGATACAGCCACGGACGAAAACAGGGCTGGGCCAAAACTGCCGGCAGAATCAAGAAATCGTGCGGCCACAGCCTGATTGCAGAACCACCGTCCAGACTGCGACCACTGCATTGGCCACGCTGTCGCAAAGGCACCTCGCAGATCATAGGGCTCGCCATCGTGCTCGGCGAACCACTCCGTGCTAGCCTGCACGCTCCATGCTGGCACGTCAATGATGCGCCAGTGGCCTTCTGCAAGCCTGACGCCGCTCTTGGTGCGAACCCCGTTCTTTGACCCCGTGCGCAGGCTTCCTTCGCGGATGCTGGCGCTGGCGATCGTCACCGTGCCGTCAGAGTGCTCTGCGTGGATAGCCTCCACATGGGTAACCTGGGCGAAGTTGCCTTTCTGGCCCAGACGTGTGACTGCCCAGCCGAGTCTTGCCGCCAGCGTGTCACCACTGTGGTCGCCGATGTAGAGGGCTATTTTCATCAGATGTGCTTTCCGCTCGGGTCGGCGGCGTCCAGGATTAACGCAAATCGCACGGCAAATGCCTGCCGCCAGGTGTCGTGGTGCTTTGGCTCGTATGCGTACCGCTTGAGACGTCCTGTTACAAGCTCTCCCCACCATGCAGGGAAGTCAAGAAGTGGCGCCGACAGAGCGATGTTCATCAGCCAGTCCAGCAGCACGGCAGGCGGCAGAACAACGGTGTAGCCAAGCCACTTCATCGGAGCTGGCGCCAAACCGTCATCTATAGCGCGCTTGAGGTTCATCACCGCGAGGTAGTAAATATACAACACGTAGATTCCGACGATATATGCAAGTGCAAATTTCATGGCCGCTACTCCGCATCAATAGCCGCTAAGGCGGTCCGTGCATCAGAAAGAGCGCGATAGGTCACGTTGTCAATGTATGCTTGCCCTACAGTGATGCCAAGCCGCTGACGCTCGCTCTCAAGCAAGGCCCAGTCCTTTTCCAGATGGATGAGGTTGAAACAACCTATTAAGTCGAGTATCTGGCGGCGACGTTGCTCTTTGGATGGAGGCGCAATAGGCAGCTTTCTTTGTTCAAGAAGAAGCGCTAATTCTTCCTCTGTGATTTCGACACACCCATCCGGCAAACCAGCAGCAGAGTTCGCCCTGAATGTGTCGTTGTTTGGTGCTTTGAAGATCGGCATGATTTCAACGGACAATTTGTACGCTAACCCAGCGGGTATCTGTTGGCGTTCCAGACGATCTAGCAATAGTGTTGATCTTAAGTGCCGAGGCAGTTGGTAATGTATCGTAATCGACACATCCCATATATGCCTCGGTTCCAGCGTTGTGCTCGGTAGTGATGGATGCCGAATAATTTGCATCACTCATTGGCGTCGCAAAGTTGATCGTATAGGTGCCGTTAGTATTGCGAGTCACGCTTGTAACATTTCCCCCTGCCGTAGGCGCATTTGTGCCAGCCACAGTGCCATCAAATACGCACCATGCCCGAATACGATACGTGGACGTATCTGCTACTACAGGAGTCCCATCGGCTTTCACGATATGCACTTTGAACGTACTGGTCGTGATGGCCTCAAACTCCAACTTGTCGCCCGCCATTGTGGTGTAGTTTGTGGCACCATCAACGGCGAAGGTTGCGCCATTGGTAATGATGGTCCCGGCAATCGGATACAGGGTACGCCGCGCGCCGGCCTGGGGGGCGTTCGCAATGGCAGTGATCGTGACAGCAGCTCCTGTGCCGTCGATCACATTGGGTTGCGCCCACAAGTCCATCGTGGTGGCATGCATGGCAACAGTGCCACGCGCCTCATTGATAGCGCCAGTAAAAGTGGCACCAGCAGTGCCCGCGACAGCAAGCGCCGTACGTGCATCGGCCGCAGTCCCTGTCGATCCGAATAGACCGTTCAGATAATCCCAGACTGCGCCAAATCCAGTACGGCCTGTCGCGTTGCTAGGCGCACTAGCCCCAGTCCCGGCAATACTATCTCTTGATGGAAGGGCTGACATAATTTACCTCGCTTTCGCAGATTCTAATAGCCTTGGATCGTCGCGTCTACAAGCGATGCAACGGGGGTATTTGTGTCATTAAATGCTCGAATCAGTGGGCCGAGCGTGGCATCCTTGTCTAAGATGCGCACTCCGATCGCATTATTGCCATCGTCCTGCAGCGTGATCTGCACATTCTTAATCACACGGTAGGTCTTTGTGATGGCCAGTCGCGCGCCGCCAGAGACAATAACCTGATCATCTATTGTCTCAACAACATCGACGGCATCGACCTGCGGGGTCAGTTCGATAATCACGCCTTGCACGCTTCCTGCCGCGACTGTGACTCTAAAGAATATTTCCTCGGTGGCACGAATTTCAATAGACCCTGGCCACACCGTCCAAACGCCAGGTGAGCCATATAAAGGTTCTGTATCAGGCCCGTACAATAGGTCATTGTCGGCACCGTAAAAAGCAGATTGGTCATCGCGTCGATACTCGATAACGAACGGCCCTTGAATGTTGTGTTGAAGCAATAGCCGATCGCCCGCTACGGAAAGTCCTTCCGGTGTTACGATTGAAAATTCATATTGCAATTCGGCGTAAGTCGAAGTCGGATACAACGGTTCGGTATCAGGTCCATAGAACGGCTCAGTGTCAGGCCCATACAGAAGATCAGTTGCATTTGCTACCAGTTCTCCGGCAATAACGCTACCTCCAACTATGGTGCCAGCAAACACTGGCGCTTGCGGCCATTCGATCAGCAGATTTGTGGCGATCTGATCCCCGAGCGAAAGCACGATCTGAGCGGCGCTCGTTGAATAGTTACCGCTGGTATCGATCGCCTTGATCAATAAGGTTACGGTGCCGGATGGCCTTGCTGCACCCATCGACCATGGGGATGCTAGAAGTAAATCGCTATGCATTGGCGTGGCAGATTCCCACCAAGCATTCTGGCCATAGTTGAATCGCACTTCATAGCCCGCTAAATCAAGATCGGCAATCTCGTCCCAATAAAGCGTATCGCCGTCGATGCGGAAGTTCGTCACGTCTGAGGGTGGTGCTGCTTTACCGAGCAGAATCGCAGTGGCAGTGGCTGGCGCACTTTCACGCGCATCATTAACAGCGACAACACGTACTTCAATCGTGCCGACAGGGCTATCCAATAGCGACGCGGTCGTACCCGCGACATCGGGCAAGAATGACCATTCTCCAGTACCAACACGCCATGACACCCGATAGCCGGCGTTGGCTGCTGAGTAGTTCCACGTCACATCCATGCGGGTGCGAACGATACCCTGCGCCTCGACCAATGTCTCGGATATAGCTACTCCAGTTGGCGTCGTCGGATCGGCGAACAGGCTTGGAAGCTGCCAGGCGGAGAGTGGGGCGGGAACAGTGCCTTCGTCTGCGTGATGAACATATTGCGCGCCGCTGCCGTCGATATACTCTCCGACAAACGACATTTCAACCTGATGACCGCGCGGGCGCGTTCCCAGCACAACGGCAAGTTGACGGTATTCAGTGGCGATGCCGAAACTGAAATGCGTGCGTTCCTCGCGTGATCCTGTGTAGGGTGTCATATCTGGCGCGACAGCAAATACGACCTCACGCGAGGTTGCGCCTGCGGTAACAACCCACGGGCCACTGAACCCACCATCACGCTTACGCAGCGCCATGTAATGCGTTCCGACACCGAACGTGACTGGCTCCGACAACGTGGCCGTCAAAGTGCCAATATTCCACGCCGTGATTTCACCGAATTGAGCAGCCGTCAATCGCTCACTACCGATAGACACCAGATCACCGAAGGTCGGGATGAAACCCTCCATCTCGGTGGTCAACGTGATCGGCTTGCGACGATAGCGGTTGCAGGCGGCGATATACATCCCTTCGCGCCATGCCTGGTTACGGTCGGTGACTCCGAACAACTGCACCTTTGCTGGCGTACTCTCAGTGCTGCCTGGAAGGCTGGCGACCACACGGTCCTGCGCCCATATCTCGGCATTGAAGAACTCCACCTCAACCGCATCGGCAGTCTCAGGGGTCGGCATGATGTAATCGACCTTGAGACTGCCCTTCACGGTATTGCGCGGCGTGAACATGGCCACGGGTGTGATTTGTTCCTGATCGCGAATCACATACACCATGCCACTCTGTTGAATCGGCTTGGCGCGGCCCGCACGCGCGATTTGCTGCAGTGCTTCCCAAAAGGTCATTGCGTTGTCAAACCGCGCATCAAAATGATCACCACGTAATGCCCATGTCGCATCGAGAACTAGCAGATCGTCAAGCGGTAACTTAACGTCTGCAATACGAGCCCCATAATCAGTATTACGGCAAGCATCGGCAATTGCCCATGCGATACTGCGCGTTGCGGTCGGGGCGCTCCAAGTCGTGCCATTCCAAATCGGCAATTTACGTGTGGCAGTCACATTCACCTTGCGACTCGATGCCTGGCTGACGTTGTTGGTGGCGCGAGTCCGCATAGCCAGCATCGTGACGTTGCCATAGGCTTGCGAGCCCGGAATGTATGAACGCAATCCGGCCCAATCAAGTTCGTGCCCTGCTCGGGTGGATTCGTCCTTGATGTCGTCACGAACCAATTTGACCTCGTAACGCGAGGTCACCACGGCGTAGCGGAACGACACTCGCTGTGGCGTATTGGTGGCCGCCGTTATAGTTTCTGTTCCAAGTACCGCCCATGCTCCGAGTGGAGCGCCTGCATTATCAATCTCGCGTGCCGACACGGTGAACGTAACGCTTTTTGATGCAAAGCTGCCGTCGCTGTTGGCGTAGTAGAGTCCGCGTGGACACACCATATCCACTGCGATGTAGTTTGCAGTGATGCCCGCTCCAGTGGCCACAAAGGGGCCAAGTTCGACCCCTGTCAAAGCCTCTTGGCCAGAAACCTCTCCGCTCGTTACCACATTGGTTGGAAACAGTGTCACCGAGCCGCCCGGGCCAATTACCTCGTAAGTAACCTCGTCATAGACGCTGATCAGCGTTTCCTCGAAGCGAATACTCTCAATGTCATACTCACCTTGGCCAATGCAAAAAAGTTGGTACAGATACTGCTCATTGCCGGCGAAGTCACCATAGGGTTGCGCAGCGAAATCTGGATACGAAATGTGCCGTCCGTATTGGACTGGAATCACAGATCCAAGGCGCGCGGAATTTCCCTGTGCCTGGAGGCTATACGTAGGGCTTGGTGCCGCGATACTTGCCGCTTGCTGGGGCGTCGGTGCTTTCGGTGGCGGCAGCACTGCATTGATCAGTGCCATGCCACCAATGGTGATACCCGCCTCCAGAATGGCAAGTCCAGTTGCTGACCCGAGAAACATCCCTCCGCCGAGAGCGTAGGATAACTGGCCGGCCAGCATAGGGGCATAAACGAGCAACGCAAGCGTTGCGATTGTGGCTAAAGGATTCTTGCCACCTCCCTCGCCACCACCACCTTTCGGCAATGTGATGAACTCCAACACATCGCCATCCTGCAGTCGAGTGCTCGACCATTGCTGACGCAACACGTACTGCCCGTTGTGGCGACACACGAACGGAAGCGTCGTCTTTGGGGCGAGTTTGTCGATACGCCGATGGCGGCAGACGGTTTTTACGACACGGCCGCGCAGCGGGTAAAAGGGGTTCTGCGTGATGACGACCGTCGCTTGCATTTAGCCACCCATGAAACGGTAGAACTCAATCGGATTCCAGCCAAGCCGGCGCAATGCTTTGGTGGAAGTGCTCACAACGCCGATTCCTGGCGCCGCATGGAGTATTTTGCCACCATCTACGTCGATCCACACTCCCACATGATCGGCCGCATTGCCTTTGTAGACCAACACGGCGTCACCTTCGACGGGGCGGGTGACCGGAACCCACCTGGCGCGCTCAGGGTTGACCACAAACTCCGTGCGCACCACTGCGCGATCGTGCGCATCCACACTGATGACCGGAAGCATTCGACTAAAGTGCTCACGCTGGACATGCCTCACGAATGCCCAGCAGTCGAATGCATCCGGCCCCTGCGCGCCGCTCTCCCACGGCAGGCCAATGTAGCGGACGCTCCAGTGGTTCACCGCACCAGCCCTGGAAAACGGGTCGCCGTGTATTCCTCGAACGGGAATCTGCGGTTCGTATAGTCGCCGACCATGGCCTTGGCAGTCACTGTGAATTGATCGGCGCTCACGCTCGTCAATGTCATGGTCAACGGCGGGTTCATAGCCGGCGCGCTCGTGTCGCCGCTCAGATAGGGGCGGTAGGTCACTTCGACCACATCGGTGGTCTGGATGGCCCGATTCATGGCATCCTCAATTTCCAGGCTCACGTTGTCGATGCGAATGGTGATCTCGGGGCGTGCGTCAGGGCCGACCTCGGGAAGATCGAGTTCAAAGGCATAACCGGTGAACACCACGGCTTCGCCAGGATTTGCCGGCGCATCCGCTTCAAGCGTAGCCGTCAAATTAACGTAATCGCGCACTACGCGGATCGGGCTCGCAAATGATGGGTGACGAAACTCCAATGTGTGGTAATCGACCACATCGTTTGGGGCCGATGCGTAGGCTTCTTTGATGGCTTGCGAAAGGCTGACATCAGGCACTGCGCACCTCCACATCGGCAGTTACTGTCCAGATCAGGCCGCCACTGGCGCTTGCTTGATAAGGGCCAATGAATTTGAATTCGACGTTGCTCAGACCACCATCGCCGATGTGCAGTGCCAACGCGACCCATGCGGTCCCGCCATCGGCTTCGGCCGAGCTATCAAACCATGCGCGATAGATGGCCATCTGTGCATCAGTGAGCACCCATGTTAGTGATAAGCGATCATTGCGTGCCCGCGTGCGGCGGCGCACCCTAGCAGCACCGACATCCATTTCAGTGCGTAGACTCGGGTCCACGGGTTTGAGCATGTAGCCACGGGCCACTGGCTTTGGCAAGGTTGCGGGGTATCCCATCAGTATGCTCCTGCTACACGATTGACACCGAAGGTGCTTTGCATAGCGCTTGCCACCTCTCCACGACCGCTACGTACATCGGCAGCTACCGCTTGCTTGGCAATACGAGCAACATACACGTCGATGGTCTCGCCACCAGCGGTATTGCGCCGATCAACGGAGCCAGCTTTGTCCTGCGACTCGATGATATTGATGGTAGTGCCGCCCCCGCCACCAACTGCACGCACCCCAAGGTTGCCGTCAGGAGCCCGCGTGAGCGGCATGATGGCTTCGGGGCCGGCCTCGCCTGCCACGCCGCCTTTGGCGAAGGCGAAAAACGTGGGTTTATCGAGCACTTGATTGCTGTAGTTCGACAGGCTCGGGCTATTGACCACGCCCCCTGACGCAAACGGCAAAAAACTGCGAATAGCCGAGATGATTGATGCATCCCCACCCCCACTCGAATTTCCAAGAAATGCCTCGGCAAGCGGACCAGTAATGCGCTTTTGCACGCCGATACGGATCAGATCAGACACGATGCTGTCGGCCAACTTTGAGAATGACAACTCACCTGTTCGAGCAAATTCCACGAATGCATCTTCTGCGCCCTTGAATGCATTGGTCAGCAGATTCTCAACCGATGCTGCTGTATTGGCTACGCTGTCGGTGTAATTCTCCAGGCCGCGTGTGACGCCATTGCGCCAGTCGCGCTCGGCCTGTGTCTTGCGCTCGTATGCGCGACGAAAGGCATCGACCTCTTTGGTCTGGAATTCCTCAAGGACGGCCAAGTCATTGGCATACTTGGCGGCGATCTCGGGTGTCGGTGGCCCGGCAAGCGTAGCCAGTGTGAACGTGTTTTCCAGTTCGCGGCGACGTTGGATGAAGCGTTCCTCGACGGCGCTGATGCCCTGCAATTCACCGCGCGCGCGGTCGCCTCTACCGAACCCTTGCTGTTCGCGTGCGAAACCACGTTCAGCCGTGGCCAAGTACGACTCTGCGGCCTGGCGCGCCTGGAGGAATGAACGAGCAAGATTGTCGAGTGCGGCCTGTTGCTGAATGCCCAGAACGAACTGAGAGCCACCTGCCTGGATCAGCAACTCGTTGCGTTTCTTGACCAGTTCAACGATCTTCTTTTCGTTCTCGATCTGGCCAGTCGTGCTTCCGAGATTGGTTTTTTGGCGAAGCGCAATTTCCTCGTCAATGGCACGCTTCTGCGCCTCAGTGGTTAGTTCAAGGAAACTGCGACGTGCCTGGTAGTACTCCGACTCACCGAGCAAACCGGCAGCACGCACCGCTTCGACGCCTTTCTCGTTGACCGTGTAGGCGCGCAGTTGCTCGGACAGCGCCGACTCTATACGCTTGGCCTCAAGTTCCAACCGAGCCGCGGCCTTCGACTCGCCACCGTCCTTTTTGTCGAGCGAGATGCGGGCAGCATTGAGTTGGTCGTTGGCCTGCTTCTGGGTGATGGCACCGGCCCGCACTTCTTCGTTCAACTGGCCCTGCAACTTGAGCAGCGTGTTGCGTTTCTTGGCCTCGTCATCCAGATACTGCAATCCACGTTGGTCGAAACGTGCTTTGAGTTCGACGGCCTTGGCCGCCTCAAACTCGGCTTTCGCACGATCTTGCGCCGACTTGGCTGCAGCAGCTTGCGCCGCTTCGATGGCCTGCAGCAACGCGAGTTCAGCCTTCTGTGCGTCACTCAAGCCACTGAAAATGCCGCGGCCTGGGGCGCGCTTCTGTTCCAACTCAGCAATCCGCTGCCGTGTGGCTGTCAAGACCGACTCTGCAGTGGCAGGAACAGCATCACGACCGAACTCTTTGCTCAGATCGAACAGCCCCTTGAGCGCGTCCTTGATGCCAATGTAGGCGGCCTCGATGTAGCCGAGATTGTTGACGACTTCACCAGTGCGGCTCGTTACCGAATTCGCATAGGCTTCCTGGGCCACGCGCGCGGCCTCCACAGTGCGGCCCTGCTGCTCAAGCGCACGGATCTGTTCGTAGGTGGATGCGGTCAGGAATTTGGTAGTCTCGTTGAGTTTGAGCGCCGCCTTGAGCGGCTCGTCGCCCAACGACTTGAACTGCTCGATGGTTTTGTCCAGTCCGATGCCGAGCGACTTGTCCAGACGCACGGCAGCATCGGCGGCAAGACCAATCTCGCGCCCCGTGAGCCCAGCATTGACTGCCAGTGTGACGGCCGAGGCCGCCGCACCTTTCGTAACCTTGGCGTTATTCGCAATCTCGCCCGACAGTTCACGCAACTGATCAGTGGTCAGGCCGGCGTAGCGCCCGGTGGTGATCAGCGCCTTGTTGAACTCGTCGGTTTCTTTGGTACCGAGCGCATAGCCGGCGACCACGGCGGCAATCGCGCCGACAAGCACGGTGAACGGGTTGATCAACCCGAGCACGTAGCGACCCAGTGCCTGGGCGGCGGCACCGGCCGAGCCGAACACGTCCTTCAACTGGCCGCCCTGTTGCAGAAACACGGTGAGAGGGTTCGTTCCGCCTTGCAGCGACACCACGATGTCGGTGAATTGTGCCGGCACCTGGCGCAGCGCCGCGGCCGTCTGCTTGGCGGTGAGGCCGGTGGCGCTCAGATCCGTGCGCACGCCGTTGAGGCCGGCCTTGGCCGCTTCCTGGGCCTTCTTCACGGCCTCAAGCTGATCGATCAGCGGCTTGTAGACCGCCTCGGGCACACCGCGCTGCTGGGCCAGCAGGCGCTGATATTCGACCGTGCTGCGACCGCCCGCCTGTTCGGCAGCAATGACGCGCTGCAGGCTGTTGACGTAGGCTTTGGTGGAGCGGTCAAGTTTCTCGCCAGCGCCAGCACTTGCGGCGCCCAGGTTGTCCACGCTGCGACCGGCCTTGGTGGTCTCCCGCGTGACCACATCGGCCATGGTCTTGGCAGACGCGCCGATACTGCCGAACTCGGCCTTGGCCTGGCTCGCATCTACGGTGACTTCAATGTCGGGTTTTTGATTGGCCATGATCGCCCATTATGCCGAAGGCTGCGCCGCGCGCATAGTAGCTATTGCGGCTTGTTCCATGATCTGAATGTCGGCCAGCAATTGATCAAGTGCGTCGGCTTCGATTTTGCGATGCGCGGCCAGCGAGAACAGCACGTTGTAGTCGAGCCCGATTGGCCCGCCAGGGCCAGTGCGCCATTGCGTTGTCAGCGTGTTGAACACGGCCACCGATACCCAGCAATCAGGCCATACACCGACTTCCTGCGAGTAATCTTCGGGCTTGAGGCCGAGGGCCGCCAACTCGGCCGGGTTGGGTTCCGGCTCATAGAGCCGGGTGGCGACCTCGATCAGTTTCCCGAGCGCGGCCCGCTCTTGGTCAACTCGTTGAAATAGACCTCGCAGATGGCATTGAAGGCGCCCATGTAGCGCGTCACCAGCTTGCCGATGCTCTCGGCATCAAAGGCGTCGTCCAAGTCCCAGCCACTGGCCATGTCCATGATCACTTCCACGTCCTGGCGGTCAGTCAAGCCTTCCACGAATTCCTTGAACTGCTCGCGGTCGCGGTGCTTGAAGATGAACTCGACCGGCGCCGGCTTACTGCCTGCCACCGGGATATTGACCACGGATTTGAACGTGGGGGCGGGATCGAGGGTGAACTTGACTTTTGCCATGTGAAATTCTCCCTTTAGTCGGCAGGTGTGAAATCGACATACATCTGACGACCCGGCGTGAACTGCGCCGCGGCCTCCTGATTGATGGTGCCGATGTTGATTTCACCATACGGGGTCCATTTGAAGAACGAGTCGTTCTCAGGGCTGCCGCCTGTCACCGGCTGCAGCTTCACACTCTTGTTACCACCTTCGGACTCGGTGACGGAAATGACTTTGAATTTGGCGCGAACGTTCATGATGCTTCCTTATGATGATAAAAAGGCCCCGGGGCCGCTGTCGGTAGTCCCGGGGCAAGCTCCAACCGATGGCAAATCAGGTGGCGTAGCGAACCGGGCGACCCTGCAGCGAGAAGGTGGCAGTCACGCCCATGATCTGGTTCTTGGTCATGGTGGGGGTCTCGTTGAACGACACGTAGCCGTTGTAGAGGATCTTGGAGCCGTCCGGCAGCGTGGCACGCAGGGCGACCAGATCGCGGGCCTCGGCGGCGGCTTTGAGGGCGATATAGCCGGCCAGGGTCGGGTCGTCAGCGATCACCATGGTCATGGACATGGGCGACTGCTGGGTGGGCAACTGCGACTCGAAATCCTGCTCCAAGAAAGAGTAGGTCACGAACTGCTGCTCACCGCCACTGGAGGTCAGTTCCAGAATCTGGCTGATCTGCGTGAACGTGGTGATCTCGCGCAGCGAGCCGGTGCCCGAGCCGACCGGGTAATCCTCGGTGTCGGTGGTGTTGATGCCTTCGAGTTGTAACGTCTCAGGTGAGGCGGACCAGCCGGTCACACGGGCCACCCGGTTGTTGAGGCGAGACCACCCGCTGGTGACTTCCACATAGTCGCCATTGGCGAAAGTAGAACTGTCGGTCAGGGTCGCCGTTGCCGGATTGGCATTGGAAAGCGCCGACATCGTGACCGGCGTGCCATAGGCCGTGGCGAGGGCCAGGAGAACGCCATTGGGGAGAGAAACAGCCATGATTGCACCTCGAAGGTTAACGGGTAGCCCAGATATTAAAGTCTTGCTGCATTCCGCGCAAGTCCACGTCATCAGTGTACACCGATCGGGCGGCGCCGTCCGGTTTTCCCTGAAAAGTTGTCGCCAGCGTGATTGCTGACTCGACCGCCTTGATCTTCGTCTTGCTGTCCAACCGCGTGGTTGACCAGTATTCGACGCTGATCAGCGCATTCTCTTTGCTCGGCACTTCGCGGCCCAGAAATGTTGGAGCGTCGCCGCCAACCTGCGAGTAGGTGATGTAGGGTGGCACCGTACCGTTCGGCGCCACATCAGGAAACACCTGGGGGCAGACCGTCTTGAGCACAGTGAACAGGTCAGATTCGAGGCTCATTTCAGCGGCCCTCCATGCGGTCATTGATACGGCGCTGAATCTCGGCAATGGCGGCCAGCCGCGCCTCGGGCACACGGGCGATGGCGTTCTGCACAAAGCGGTAGGCCGTGGTGCGGAAAGGCGCTGCCAGCGGCACGTAATAGGCGTCCTTGACGGCCTGTGACGCGCGGCGTGATGGCTTCGGGTCACCCTGGCGCTCGGGCCGCACCATGGGCCGATAGATGCCGTCCTTGGTGACGTAATATTTGTAGCGAACGAAATGCCCCCACTCGATAAGGTTGCCGTGGGGCGCTTTTTTGTAGTTCCAGCTGATGCGGTACACAGCTTTCTTACCGTCCACGGACATCTCTGGCACGAACTTCTGGTAGATCGAGTCGCGCAGGTTGCCGCTCTTGGTGCCGATGCGCGACACGTTTTCTTTCACCTGATCGTAGAACACCTGTGCCGCGGCTTGGGCGGCCGGTCGCACCGCCTCGCCCACGGCGTCGCCCATCCTGGCCAGCAGGCCGTCCAGGGATGCGAAATTGACAGCTGCGGTCATTCCCATGGCGTCACTCGATCAACTCGCAGTCAAAGTCGGTCCACTCAAGGTTCATCTCGTTCGGGCGCACACCCGTGATGCGATAGGTTTTGCTCTTGTGCGTGATGCGATCGGCTGCCGTGACGTCCGTTCGGTAGCGTGTGCGAATCTCGCAGCGCACGACGCTCTTGAGCGCGCCAGCTTTCTCACCCTCAGTCGCCGAGTCATGGCGCACGCGCGCCCATGGTCGAGCAAAAGTTGTCCACGACTCGATGGGCTGACCGATCTCGTCCTGCGTACTGCCAAGCCGCAGCACGGTGATTTGGTGACGCAATTGCCCGATGTCCATCACATCCCCAGGCTGATGCGATATGGGGTAAGCAGCGACTGCACGCCGAGCGGCAATTCGTAGCGTTGCGTTCCGACAACAGACTGCCGGTTTTCGTAGAGATGGCCGATCGTGAGCAGCATGCCCTGGATGATGGCCTTGGGGCATGGATACGGATTGGGACTCTGGCCATCGGTCAAACCTGCCGTGACGGTGGCAATCACCGCATTGGGCGTCACCTTGGTGGCCGGCCACGCCTCTACCGGCGACACGATACTGGCCGGCCGCGTGTAATTGTCCAGTTCGTAATTTGCGGCGGTAACCGTCTGGGTGGCGCCATTCTGGTCGGTATACGTGATACTGCCAATGGCGGTCACTGGCCACAGTTGCGTGTCGATGATATAGGCCGGAAACTCGTCGAGCGCAACCGTGAAATCACGCTGGGCAATGGTCAGACCGGTGTATTTCTCGGCAGCCTCGCGCGCAGCCGTGATCAAATCCGTAATCAGATCGTCATCGGGATGCGTCGGGGGTGAGCCCTCTGTCTCCAGCTTCAAATGCTGACGCGCCCGCGCCAGCGTGATCAACTCTGCGGCGGGAGGTGCGACTTGTTGTGGCTGCTTCATCACTCGGCCTTTTCAGGTAGCATTGTGGCCACATCGAGTTCGGCCTGAAACAGTTGAGTTACTCGCACCAACACTGCGCCACCAGGGACAATAGGGTCAATTTCAATCCTAGAAACGCCTTTCAACGCGACGCCATCCACTAGAACCTTGGTTCCCTCAACAGTGCCATCGCTGATGATTTTTGCAGTCTGCATGATCGTTCCTATTTAAGCAATTGTGCCGCATTTTCCAGCGTATGGCGAGGGAAGCAGTCAAGGGCTGTCTGCCGGCTGCAGTTGAGCACCGGGACGCCCTCGGCGGCCAGATCCGCTGCCAGCATCGGGAACTTAGTACGCCACACCTCGAACGGCTGATGCTGCGACAGGCCGGTCGGATGCTGACCGAACCAATGGGCCTCGCCGCGAACACCAGCACCGCAATCCATGCCCAACAACACGATAGCGCGCGCGCCCCACAAATACGCCAGGTTGATCGCCTGGTAGCCGCTGTTGCCGCCCTGATGGATCACGCCTTCTCGGCCGAGTCCTGGGCGATTCTCGCTGCCAATGCGATTCACTCCGTATCGCCGCGCTGCGCCTTCGTCTTGCGTCCAGAGTTCACCGACAAACTGAGTTTCGACCGCGGCGTGGTGGTGGTCCCACCATCTGCCGTCGCAGGCATAGAGGACATCTGCGTGTGGTGCGAGTTGCCAAGAGTCATTGATGGCAATCGTGCTCCATCCATGGCGGGCCGCTTCTCGGCAGTCTGCGAGGGTGAGGCTTGGGCCGCTTGCGACGATGCAGGCGACTCGTCCCCACCAGCGACCAGCGGTGCGGTCTGCTGGGGCGTTGCGACGGTCGCCACTGTGGGGTCCACAATCTTGACGACACCGAGTGCCTCAAGGCGGTCGGCAGTCACGGGGTCAACAAAGCGGCGGGCCTTGCGTGTGACGCTGCCCAGCGCGAAGTCGGTGAAGTGGCTGGTGGCCACAATCTCTACTTGTTCCATTGCATGCTCCTATGCGACGTCAACTTCATAAAAATGTAGGTTGATGGCGATCGTCCGTGCCTGTCCTGATTTGTTGGTGGCGCGAATGAGATGTTTCTGACCGGCAGGAAATATTGTCTCACCGAAGCCGAGCCCTTGACCACCTGACGCGTGGCCTGCTGATCCTGCGGCGATGTATCTTTGTGGCAGCGCGCTTCCTGTGTCAGTAATGGTCGGCGTGCGATACGCCAAGGTTCCGGCCGTCAATACCGAGACCTGATTCATATTCGTTATCGGGACTGCCGTGCCATCAGCGGATGCAGTGACATTCTTGAACAACTGCAAGTATGCATCGCCGCCAACATCACAGGAATGCCGCATGTGCACGTTCGCCCCAGCAGGCGCCGTGAACAGAATATCAGCATTGGCCGAATCGGCAACACCTTCAAAAACATAACTCGCGGTGAACAGTTTTCCTCGATGAATCTGCGAATGAATTTCATCCATTACAGATAGCGCGAGCAGCGATCTATCGACATTAGCCACACTCTCGCCGTCGAAAATAATCGACATGACGCGACGTGCGAACGTGCCATCAAGTTGCTCAATGAGCTTGTCGAGTTTTCCGTCGAGAATCTGAAACGCTTGGTCAGGCATGTCCACTCCAAAAGTCAAAAACCCGCCCCAGCTTGTGACCAGGGCGGGTCGTTTTCATGGCGGATTAGATGGTGCCGCTGATGAACGCGGCCGGACGGTAGACCGTCAAAGCCAGGCGTTCTTCTGCCAGCAGGGTGGCCATGTTCTTCTTGAAGTTGTCACCGTCCTCCAGGCTGATCTGCACCGCAGCGTCCATGCGGTCCCAGATTTGGGCGCCCATGGTGAAGCCACCAACCAGGAAAGTGTTGGCAGCGATAGCATTGGTGACGACCACACGGCGGCCCCACAGAGTCGGGCCGGCCAGGTTCATGGGGTTGGCCATGATGTACTCGCCAGTGGTCGATTTGGTCAACTCGATCTGCTCCCAGTCTGCCGGGTTCAGCACAAAGGCGTCCATCATGTACTCGGACAGTTGACCCTGAGTGATGGCGCGACGCAGCGTGTCGATGGCGGTGTCGCCGGTCGTGGTGCGGTTGTAGGCCGTGAAGTTGCCGGAATCCAGAATGCCGGAGATGTTGCTGCCGGTACCGTCACCGTTGAGCAACTGGTCTTCTTCTTCCAGCTTCAGGCCGTACATCAGGCGACCGTTGACGTAGCTCTGCAGTTGCGGGGCGTCGTCCAGCACCTGGCGCGAGACCGGGATCCAGTGGGCCAGCGTCACGACCGGCGCATTGGCCAGCGTGAAGGTAATGCCGGATTCGGGCTTGGTCACGTTTTCACGGTTCGGGCTGGAATATTGCGGGCCAGCGTTGTTGGTGAAGACGTTTTCCTTGGCGAACTGGATCAGGTTGCTCGACGTGCGGCCCACCGGCAGCAGATCACGGATGGTCATCATGCGGTTCGGGTTGGCGACGATGCCGGGCACGCGCATGTCGGGCACCAGCGGCTGGTTCTGGCCGGTAGCGTTGACGATGGCGGTCTTGAGTTCCACACGGGCGAACTTGGAGCCACCAGACTGCATGGCCTTGAAGGCGTCAGATTTGGTCAGCACTTCGCCGGCAGTTTCCGGGTCTTTCTGCTGCATCTGCTCGTAGCCGGCCGCCAGTTTGCGTTCCAGGCCCAGGCACTTCTCGGTCAGTTCGCTCGCGGTTGCTGACAGCGTTTCGAGTGCGGCCTTGGTCTCGGTCTCCATTTTCTTGGTCGCGTCGAGTTCGCCATTGGCCTTTTCCATCCACGTTTTCAGTTCTCGCGTGGTGGCCAGCAGGGTGCTCTGGGTGTCGGCCAGGGCTTTGATCTCGGCCACATTCGTGGTGTCGCCGATCAGCGCCAGAGCGCCGAGGCCGGCCGCCCAGTCGGGATTGGCTGCAACGAGCGCGGGCACGTCCACGCCGAAGGCTTGGGCGGCAAAGCAGACGCCGATCAGCAGCAGACCGAACAGCGCGCGGGGGTTCATCAGGTACTTTTTCATTTGGGATTCCTCACAGGGTTTGGGCGTCTTTCAGATTGCGGGCGATTTGCGCCGCAACTTCGGGTGGCAGTTGGATCACATCAGAATCCCTCTGAGCGAAAATACTCTTGCAGCGCGTTGCCGTTGCTGCAGCAAGAGCCCTTGAGAAACCGCCTGCATCTCGCAGGAATTCCTCGAAGTCACGGATGCTATCGACGCCCTCAAGCGCCGATTTCACACTGGTCAGGTCGATACGAGCCGCGTCATCGGCCGGGTAGGTCACGATGCTGGTCTCGGGCAGTTCGGCGATCTTCTCGATGATGCGGCGCTTGCGGCCAGCCTCGTCCTCAACAATCTTGTACTCACCGACCATGAAGCCGATGCTCAGACCATCCACGGTTTCATGCTGCATGGCGGCCTTGACCTCCTGCGCGCGAGCATTGCCGGGGGTGAGTTCACCTTCCATCAGCAGGCCCTTGGAATCCTCAGACATGGACGTCCACTTACCCACCGGAAGTTCCCACGAATTGTGGTTGACGAACATCTTGGGCATGCGCGCATCACCCTTTTTGATGCGAGCGATCACATCGGCATACGCGCCCTTCAAAATGGTGTCGCCGTAGCTGTCTACGCCGCCAAACACGGACGCATACCCGGTGAACTTGCCGGCAGGGTTATCCCCGGCCGCGAACTTGAGTTCGACCTTATTGAGAGGTAGGTTGAGTTTGGTCAGCATTTGAGGCTCCAGATACGGGCACTTTACCCAACATATCAGCAGGAAGCAAGTTTGATTGCACAGTGAGCACATCGCCACCGGGCAATGGCGGGTCATTTTCCAGTTGGCGGCACTCGTTACGAGTCTTGATTCCATTCTGCGCCGCCTTGGCGTAAATCTCCATGCGGTCCTTGAGCGTACCGCGCAACAGAGCGTCCAGCGAGAACTCCACCTTGTAGCGCGCGCGCTGGGCGCCGGTCAATACGCGGCGTTCGATCGACTGCTCCAGGCTTACGAGCATGGGGCGCAGCCGGAACTTGTAGAAACCCTCGATCAACTGCTCGATGCCAGTACCCCAGGTGGTGGTCTTGGCTGTGTCGTTGATCATCACGGAATTGATGCCGAACCAGCGCGCGATCTCCTCGACCGAGAAGCGGCGCGTCTGGTCGAGTTGCAGATCCACCGGGCTCAGGCTCAAAGGCTCGAACTTGGCGCCGGCCTCCAGCACCAGCAGGTCGTTCTCGCTGCCTTCAATCAGCCCTTTGTGGCTCTCTCGGATGGCCTCGCGCTGCACCCGCGTGAGCACCTTGTCGATCATGAACACGCCGGGACGCTTGCCCGACTTCTGGAACGTGCGACTCGAATGGTTCTGCGCATTGATGGCCAGGCCGACCGACTGCCGCATGTAGTCAAGGCGCGACATGCCGACAATGCCATTGCCCTTGTCGCGCCAGTGAAAGATGCTGTCCTCGGAGTAGATGGCCATCTTCCCCTCGTAAGCGTACTTGTAAATGATGGAGCGGTCGGGAAGCACCTCGACCTCGACCTGATCGCTGGCCAGCGGCCACATCTCGATGACGGTGCCCAGGTCGTCGCGGATCAGGCGCGCATAGGCGTTGCCTCGGAACAGGAAGTTCATGACCAGGAACTGCCAGAACTCCATGGGCGTGTGGCGCCGGTTCGGGCTGTCGTGCAGCAGCGTCCACAGGGGCACGCCGCGGGCGAGTTCTTTGTGGCCAGCCGGCCCCTTGTCGTTGCGCTTGTAGACGAACAGCGGCAGGCTGGCGATGTTGTCTGTAAGCAACTCGATGGCGCTCCAGACGGCTGACACTTGCAGCGAGCCGTCAATGCCGTAGTCCGGGTTCGGTAAGCCTCCGGTCACCACAGTCAATGGCTCGCCAAGCTGCACGCCGGCCTGCTGGCCGGTTGATCCGATGTTGCCGAACCAGCGGCGCAGCGATTGGTAGACGGTTCCCATTTGAGGCTTTCTAGTTCGCCAGTTGCAGCGGCGCGCTGAGGTAGTCGTCAAGCCGGCCGCCCATGGGCTCCGGGTCCAGGCTCAGGAGCGATGCCGCGTTGAACAGCGCCATGAGTGGGTCGATTTTAGCCGAGCCGCTGACTTGCTTAGTGATCGAGATGGCATTGCCAACCTTGACGATGCGCGCGTTGCCCACGCTCCAGGCCATCAGAGCACAACCGGAATGCAGCAGCGTGCCGGCAGCCAAACGGCGTTCGACGGTCTTGATGGCGCCCTGCAGTTTCCAGCCTTGCGAAATGCCCACGAGCTTTTCTTCCTCAATGTCAGCGGCCACAAGGGCGTCCAGAATGGAGCCGATGCCGTGCTGGTCAACACCGATCTTGTCGAGTAGCCCTGCCTCATTGATGCGCACGACATATTCGACCAACTGCGTTATATCATCGCCGACTTGGGCCACCACGGTCAAGTCGCCGTTTTTCTCGAAGTCGCGCAGCTTGCTCGCCTCGCCCTTGCGGCGCTCCAGCACGCTCTCATGCGCCCAGGCGTGCCCCCAGTGCAGCCAGTCGCCGGTATCCCGGTGGCGGCCAAGCGCGGCGAGCCCCAGCAGGTCGTCCAGGCCACCACCGTCAATGCCCACATCGATCGCATCCGACCACTCGATCAGGTAGTCCAGCGTGACGTGCCGGCCGCCTGCCAGGGCGCCCAGCCGCGCCGGATCGGGCACGCCGTTGCGCTCCCAGAACTCGGCGCCAGGCCAACGGTCGGAGCGAAGGTTCATGCCGATCTCGACATTCAGGTGCTTGGCCAGGAACTGCTGGAAGCTGCCATCGGTCTTGTGGCGGTTCTTCTCCATCTCGCGCTCGAGCCAGGTCTGCGACACCGACCGGCCCAGGTTGGGGTTGACGATTCGCCAGTTGGCCGGCTCGAGGTACGCCTTGCTGGGCTCGATCATGTCGTCGGGGAACTCGTAGAGCACGGGCAGGAATGCCGGATCGTGAATCTTTCCATCGCGCACGTCGCGGGCGTATTGCAGCTTGTCCTTGAACACGCCGGCCGGCGGCTCGTCGCTTTGCGTGGTCAGGAAAATGACCCAACCCTCATTGCGGGACACCTGGCCGCCCAGGGCCTCCATGAACATCGCCTCGGCGTTGGCGCGCTTTCCGAACAGCCAGTGCTCGTCCACCAGTACCTTGCCCGACTTTTTGCCAGATACGGTATCGGTATCGGCAGCCACAACCTTGAGGCTGGCCTTGGTGTTGCGGTGCGTGATGGTGCGGATGTGGTCTTGGACGTGGAACAGCGCGGTCAGATCCTCGTCGGCGCGGATCATGCTGGCAGCCGGCTTGAAGCTGTTGTCGGCCACCTCTTTGGTCGGGCTCAAGATCAGGTGTTCCTCGTCCTCTCGCCAGCACAGGATGGTGGCGGTGAGCATGATACCAGCCGCGATGGTGGATTTGGTGTTCTTCTTCGAGATTAGCAGGAAGAACTCTCGGATCAACTGATTGCCGGTCTCAGCATCGTAGCCCCCGAAGATGGCGGCCACAAAGTCGAATACCCACTGGTCCGAGCACTCGCCGAACGTGGGCTTGCCAGGCAGATCGACCACGCGCAGTTGCTTGAAGATGGCCAGCGCCTGCTCGGCCTGGTCCGGATAGATGGGCGGCGGGATGATGGACTGGCCAGTGCGCAGACGATTTTGCCAGTCTAGGCAGGCTGTGCTTGGCCGGTTAGCTATGAATTCCATAGCATTACGAGCCTACCGCGCGCAGGGGCGGCGGGGCGGCTGCGCCAAACCGGGCAGCGCCAGTCTCTTTGGCCTTGGTGGCGGCGGCCTCTTTTTTACCGGTCTCGCCCTTTTTGGCATGCTTGAAGGGCATCAGGGCCTTGGCGGCGTCCTGGCGCGCGATCAGCGGCACCTTGGGCTCGTTCATCACAGCGACCAGGAAGTCGAGCGGGTCGTCATAGGTCTTGGTGAGGCTCTCGGGAAGCTCGGGCGGCGGGGGCGGGGGCACAGGCGGGCCTGCCGGGGCTTTTACCCCAGATCGCATCGTTTCCACCACAAGGGCGGCGATATCCGCTGCTTTTTTGACCCCGCGCGGTCCTTTTGGGGCACCGGCACCAGGTCTTGCACCACCTCTGGGCATACAACCCTCCGTTTTGAATATTCAAAGCCATGGTACACCAATTCGCCGAATATCAAAGGTTTCATATGGTGGGATATTTTCCGCAAATGGG